TTTTATTCGGCTGGTTTGACTTCTACCCACCATTGGTTGCCGTGGTGGCTTACGCTCTCTTCACTGCGGACAATGTACGCGGCTACCCCCTCAACTGTTAGCGGCATCGGCTCAGAGTGTAGGGTGATTTGGGTGGTTTCTTCAACAGCCCAAAATGTTTGTATTTCGTGGGTGCTGAGATTTTCACGGACATGCTGTTGCACCTCTGGGGAGTCTATGAACCACTCATAGGCCCCGCCGGGCGTGCTAAGCAGTTCACCCTCTTCAATATGGCGGGAATATTCACCGATGCTGTCGCTATATGCCCAGTCGGTTAGTTCCTGTAGTGATCCGGTGCATTCTGAGGTTACTTGCCCGTTTTCGATTACGCGGGCGGTGTACTGTTTTTCCATTGTGCTGTTCCTGTCTTAGTATTTTTTTGCAAATTCTTTGAGGCATTCGTTCATGGTGCGCCCACGGGCGCATGCCCGAGGCCACCTATCCCATTGGTTAGCCATCATGTCTGCATCTGAGGGGCACCAGTAGGCGAACCATTGCCCTTCTGCGGGGGTAGGGCCACCTTCGCTACGTTCCATCGTGCCTACCTGCTCGTTGCCGTCCATGATGTAGTGGTAGCCGCGGCGGATTCGCTTGATTTTGAGGTTTTTCATTGTGTTGTTCCTTTCTGGGTGCCCCGCCCGCCGGTGGGTGGGGCGTGTTGTTGTTTCCCCCGGTGGTTCCGGTTCGGTGGGCTGTTTGCCCTACAACTAATACTATACAGGGTGTATAGTCCGTATACAAGTTATTATGAGTGAAACTAATCACTTGAGGCTGATGGCGTACCCGCCCACCGCATCCCCGGTAATCTCACGCGCCACATCAGCATCAAGAGCATCAACCGTATAGCGGCCGCGTGAACCAACCAGGGCGGCCAGGTTCTCACCGTGCGCCGCTACCGCATCAGCTGCGGACACGGTAGCATCCCATCGCCCGTATGAGCGTGAAATGATTTTGCCTAGCCGCGTGGTGTGCCCTATAGCCTTGGGTGTGTACGTCATTGTGCGGTAGCCCGCGAATTTCCCTTTACCCGGGCGGGTGCGGTTCACACCATCGCTCCATAGCTCGGTGACGATCATGTATGCGGCTGCGGGTTTCATTCTGGTTGTCTCCATCTTTTTGTGTTTTGGCTCTCGGGGGTACCCCCCTCACTCAATACTATACGAACTGCATAGAATCGGTTCAAGCCAAAACCGGGAGAAAAACGGAGCAAAAACGTGAATAAACCGTGACTAGGCACCCGAGCGCAAAGAAAAACCCCGGGATTCCGGGGTTTATATAGATATTTCCTACATATCTAATGTGCCTATTCACTGGGATTCACTGGGATTCACGGCAACCCCCTCAAGCTCAGCTATCAAGCGCTCAACCGGCCCATTTTGCCCCTCCGACAATTCACTGAAATGCATTTCGTTTTCCGTGAGTTTCTCGTGACCTCCCAATTTACCACCCAATTTTTCAAGCGCCCCACCATAGATAGCCATAGTCCGGCGGGCCACATAAATTTGCGTCGTGGATGCAGAGGCGTGCCCGAGCTGCGCCTGCGCCGCCTCTATCCCTAGCTCACGCTCAAGAGTCGTTGCTACAGTCCTGCGGAAGGTGTGCGGGGTAACCCATGCGAACCGGCCGGGCAGCATCTCATGCAGCCGCTTAGTAGGCGTGCCTAGACTAATCATGCCCCCGTCCCGGTTCATAAAAATATAATCCCCCGCCTTGGCCTTGAACCGGCGCGCCCGCGCATCCAGGGCATCGGCACACCATGACGGCAAATGCACTACCCGCTCGGCACCCGTCTTAGTCTTGTCCTGCCAAACCGGCGTGCCGCCCACCATAATAGCGGTGGCGTGCACGTGCAGGGTGCGCTGCGCCCGGTCATAGTCTGCCCATTTGAGGGCGACACATTCACCGATGCGCAGACCCGTGCCAGCTAGCACGCGCACCATGTCGGGGAACCAAAAATGCGCCCGGCCGGAGCCGGTAATGTTGGGTGCTGAGGCCGCATCTACAATGTCGATAATCTCCCTCACCTCGGCCGGGGCTAGGGCGCGCGCCTTTTTCCGTGGGGTGTGCGGCACACGGGTAGCGGCCGCCGTATTGTACGGTATGGTTCCTGATCGCACGGCCTCTTGCATGATTAGGTTCAGAACTGTTCGGACTGTTTTAGCGGCCCATACGCCGCCGATAGTAATTCTTTTCCCGTTGATGCTGGTTACCCGTCTAGGCTTGGCCGCCGCCGTTATGATGCGGTCTAGCGTGGGCACGGTGCATTCGATTAGCTGCAGGTCTCTCCATTCGGTGAGATGCAACCGCACCATTTGCTCCCTCTGCTTTATGGTGTTGTGAGACTTTCCACTGTATGTGTCGCGCCAGGCGTCGATAGCATCGCCTAGTGTCTGGGGAGCGGCTGGGCCGCTGGTGTTTGCCGCGATTTTGGCTTGTAGTTTGGTGTGTGCTGCGGCTCTGGTTGGTGCTTGTGCGGTGATGTCGCGGCGTTTTCCGGTGACATCCCGCATGGTGGCGCGGGCTACCCACGCCCCGCCTTTCGTCTTTCGCACTGTTATTTGGCCGTGTGATCCTATGGGCAGGGGTGGGCGCGCCATATGTTGTTACTCCTCGCTCTCTTGTTCCTCTATACGGCCGCGTAGGCGGCGGTGAGTGTTTCCCACGGGTCTACCTCGCGTTTTTCGGTGAGGCGGCGGAAAACTTCGGCCCCTAGCGCACTGTCTGTTGCGTGGGTGAGGTCGGGTGCGGGTGTGGCCCGTAGTTCTGCTACCTCGGCGGGGGTGATTGACCCGTTGGCCTTGAGCATTTCTAGCAGGTCAAGGTCGGTTGCCCGGTGAATAGCTACCATGTCGTCGATGGTGAAGGGCTGATCGCCGCGCATGCGCCGGTAGAGGGAGTTGTACTCTAGCCCTGTCTCCCTGGACAGGGCTGTTACGGACAGTCCAAGTTTTTGTTTTATGTAGTTTCCTAGGCTCATGCAATTAACTTTACACCTTCTGTTTAAGTTTTTACTGGTTGTGAAAAATTTTTTGGCCGTTTTTACCCCGCAAACATGCGAAATTCACAAAATTTTGTGAATAATCGCCAAAAAATTGGCATTTTCTACAAAAATTTTGGTGTATGCTGGTTGCACAGCCACCCGGCAACGGGAGAACGAAAGTGAATCAGAGGTAACAACAGTGATTGAGATTCTGAACCCCGATGTTCTCAGGATGGCTAAAGCAAACCTGAGATTAGACACCAATTCAGACTTGGCAGACTTCCTCGGCGTATCAGTGAACACGCTGGCTAACTGGCGCAACGGTGTAGGGCGAGGCCCGAGCATCGGGCACCTAGCGAGACTGCACCGGGCAACCGGGCTAGAGCTTAGCGACATGGTAACCACCCGAGAGAAGGCGAAAGCAGCATAGACCGCTGCAGAAGCAACAGAGACTTTAGAGCCGCCAGGGGGAACCCAGTGACAGAGGGGAAATTCTGGTTAGGGCTAGCTGATTGATAACCGTATAGAGAGTGACGCGGGGCGTGTGAAAACCCATCCCCCTAGTATCCGTTGAGTTCGATAATCCCGCCCGCGTCACTGATTAGCCCGCACATGGTTGGCCGCGCGCTAGGGGCATATGTATGCGGTACCGGTGGTTCGATTCCACCGGCGGGCACGACACAACCAACCCGGTTGTGTATGGGTATAAAAGTGTCGCCGCCCGGTAGGAAAGCCGGGCGGCGACGTTTGAGCCTAGTTATTCAAATCTAATGGAGTAACTATGAATAGTTTAACAAACATTGAGTTAGAAGGACTCTACACCCCAAAGGAAACAGCCGAATTTTTATGTGTTTCTCCCCGCACTTTAGCCAACTGGCGGGCGGCCCGCAAAAACCTTGATTTCGTGCGGGTAGGCGGCACCGAGATAGGCGGTATCGTGCGCGGCTGCTCGGTCTTCTATGAGGGCGCGGAGATACGCCGTTACATGGAAAAGAATTACGGTTTGGTGGCCAAGTATGCGTGAACCGAACCTGCAACCGCACTGGTGCGGCCGGTGCCTACGCTCCGAATGCTACGGCGAATGCGCAGAAATAGACTGGTGCGCCCGCTATGACGAGGCGCGCGACGACGAATTTACCTTCTAAACATATAAGGGGAACAGCAACATGAGTAAGGACATGATTTTTTTAGCCGCGGCTGCCGTGTTTACCGGCGCATGCGCGGTGGGCCTCTACGCGGGTATCGCGGGCGGCCTGGAAGCGGGGAACGGGGCCGGTATGGGCTTCGCTTTCGGTGCCGTGGCTATCGCGCTGATTATCGGGCGCATGGGAGGCAATAAGTAATGAAATGCTCAACATTGATGCGGAGGGGGCGGCGCAACGCCCCGCAGCCAGGAACAGCAGAGTGGCGGACGCTTCTCACGGCGTCTAAGATACCGGCGGTCATGGGAACGTCCCCCTGGTCGTCACGGTTCACACTGTGGCATGAGATGGCGGGGACGTTCACGCCGGAGCCTATTAACCCGGCGGTTTTGGAGCGCGGGCATATTCTAGAGCCTGCGGTCGCGGCCTGGTTCCAGGCGCAACACCCCGAGTGGGTGGTTCGTGAGTGCGGGGGCCGCTGGTGGGAGGCGCATAGCTTTTTCGCGGCGACACCGGATAGGATCATAGCGGACGGCCCCGGCTCCGGCGCTAACGTTATCGGGTTGTTGGAGATTAAGACGGCGGCCCGGTCTGATGGTTGGGGTGCGGCGGGTACGGCTGAGATACCGGCCGGGTACTTCGATCAGGTTCAGTTTCAGTTGGCGTGCACGGGCGTGCAGGTTGCGTATGTGGCTGTGCTGCTTGGTGGCCTTGAGTTCCGGGAGTATTTGGTGCCGCGTGATGATGCGCGCATTGGTGAGCTGGTTGCGGCGGGCACCGATTTCATGGATTCCCTGCACGCCGAAGAGGTGCCGGACTTCCGCCTAGAAGCCGGTGACTTCGATGTTTACGAGACGATGCGGGCGATTCACCCGGAGATTGAAGATGAATCGGTGGAGCTTTCCCCGGCGGCCGCTAATGCTGCAGCACGGCATGTCCGCCTATCGGCCCTGGCGAAGCTCGCCGAGGCGCGGGCTAAGACCCTCGTAGCGGGCGATATGGAGCTTGCGCGCACGGGCACGTTCTGCGGATCGGTCGTTGCTAAGCGCATGGCGCGCGGGCAAGGCCGCCCATACGTTTCTTTCACGAAGCCTAAGAAAACACACTAAAAATAGAAGGGAAACAACAACATGAGTAAGAATCTTGAGCTACTAAGGCAGTTCGATCAGTCGCTAGTGCGGCCGCAGAAGCCGCTGCTGGTTTCTAGCCTCCCCTCGCACATGCGGGATATGGGGGATGACTGGATGCGCGGTGTACTAGCCACGGTGAAGGCTGATCCTAAGCTGATGCAGGCGGCGATGAACAACGGCGAGGCATTCATTTCGGCAATTCAGAAGGCGGCTAGCCTGGGCCTTGCGCCGGGCACGGACGAGTTTTACCTAGTGCCCTATGGTAAGCAGATTAACGCGGTGACGGGGTACAAGGGGCTGATTGAGCTGATTTACCGTGCGGGCCGCGTGGATGACATCGTGTGCTACGTGGTGCACGCTAATGACAAGTGGGCGTTCACGTATGGCGTGGATGAAGAGCCGAAATTCCAGCCCGCGCCGGACGATCAGCGGGGTGAACGGCTTTTCGCTGTGGCCTATGCGCGCCTCAAGAACGGCCGCATCTCGAACGTAGCCAGGGCGGGTAAAGACCGCATCCAGGCGGCTATGCGGGCCTCGGGCAACCCGAATACTGATAGGCCCTCTCCGGTGTGGGAGAAGCACCCCGAGGCTATGTGGCGCAAGACGGCGCTTCGTGAGCTGGCTACGTGGGTTGATACGTCAGTTGAGGAGTGCCGCCCGGAGAAGCTTACGGCGATTGCTGAGCGGCGGCAGGCTGCGGTTGAGGTGATGGACGCGGAGACGCGGCGTATTGAGGCTGAGAACCGGGCTATGGAGTTGAAGCTGCGGCTTGCTGAGTTGGAGGCTGCCCGTGGTGAACGGGTGGATGTTTCCACGGGTGAGCTTGTTGGATGATGCGCCGGTAATCGCATTTTCGGGGTGTGTTTGTGAATGCGGGCACGCCCCGAAAGTGTTGTGTATCACGCTTTAAAAGATGGATTTAAAATGTCTTTTTTACATATTGCTGAGGTGCAAAAGCTTGATGGTCTTTCAATGAAAGATAAATTTACGCTTTTCATGCTCGCCTCATATGCGGACGAGGCCGGTTCTTGTTTCCCGTCGCTTAGCACGCTGGCTAAGAACATGGGGTGTTCGCGGCGGACGGTAGCCTACGCGATTGAATCGCTACAGGATAAGGGCTACATACAGGTTATTAGCCGTTTCAATGAGAAAGGTAAGCAAACTACATCAAGGTATGTTCTTACGCTAGATAGTGGGGGTGCAAAATCTGCATCCCTAGGGGTGCAAAATCTGCAGGGGGAGGGTGCAAAATCTGCATCCCTAGGGGTGCAAAATTTGCACACAAAGTTAACCAACCAACTTAACCTACCAAATGAATCACTCCCCCCTACCCCCCACGCCGCCGTTGCGGTGACGCCCGCCACAGCGGAGGCCGCCGCTAGCGCGGCTGAGAATGACCCGCCGGAAAAATCTCATTTCGAGGACGTGGAGCTACCCCTCAACGAACTGCAACCGGCGGCCACACCCGGAAAGCGGCACGAACAGCCCGCTACGGCCCCGCAGAGCGATTTTCAAGCGTTCTGGGCACTGTTCCCCAAACGCAGGGATAAACGGGCCGCAGAACGCGCCTGGTGGGCCGCGATCAAAAACGGGGCCAACCCCGCCGACATCATCACCGGGGCCGAACGCTACGCCGCAGAGCGGAAAAACCAGGAAGCCCGCTTCACGAAATACCCCGCGACATGGCTAAACGCCGGGGCGTGGGAAGACGAACCAGACCCGCAGCCGCAGGCATCCGAGATGATGCAGGCGCTAAAGGCCATGACCTCAACGCCGGGATTCGGGCACGCGCCCGATCCGTTCATGCCGCCAGCTGGTGCGGCGCTACCCCCCGGGGGTGCCCGATGAACGCGGACGAGACACGGAAGATGCTAGAGGTTGCGGCGCAGCTTTTCCCGACGCTCAAGACGCCGACGGACGAGATGGCGGCCGCGTGGGCGATGGTGCTAGCTGATGTGCCCGCCGATTATGCGGGGGAGATTATCACCCGGTGCGCGAAAAGCAGCGATTTTCTGAGTCTTCGGCTTATCACGGAGACGTGGGAGGCAATGTACCGGGAGGTGGATAGGGCGTTGCGTGGTGTGCCGCGTATGCGGCGGACTCATGCGGCGGCTGTTGCCTCGGGTGATCTTGAGCTTGCGGGCCGTATTGCGGGGGCGCATAACCGCGCTATTGCCCGTGTACCGGCACCTGTGGCCGCGTCGCGGGGTTTTGAGCCGTTGGAGGCCCAATTACCCGCGCCGGTTGAGAAATCGGCTGTGCGGGCCGCTGGTGGCCGCGTAGCGTCTATCGCTTCGAATCTGGGGGCTATGCCCGAGTAGCGCATATCACTGCCGCCCAGCTCGAAGATTAGCTATACACCCTGTATAGTTTTTATTGGCGGGGCAACCCACCAAAAACCAAGGAGAACACAATGAAAAAATCACTCAAAGCTCTACGCACAATCGCCATAGGATGGGCCATAGCCGCCGTCGCGGTAGCCACCATCTGGGCGGCAGCAACCGCATCATTCGGCGCCCTAGCCCTCCGCGCAAGCGACACCGGGCTACTCGCCTTCACCCTCGCCGCCGCCGTACTATTCCTCCCCATCACCTCAGCCGACTAGGAGAAACCTACATGAAAATCAACTACACGCTAGTAGCACCCAATGCCAAGCCGCTCACGAAAGCGCACCCCGAAGATGCCGGTTACGATTTGCGCGCACGCACCACACAGACAATCCAGCCCGGCGAGCGTACCCTGATCGGCACCGGTGTAGCCGTGAAATTCCCCGCCGGGACGGTAGGAATGGTGCACTCCCGCTCCGGCCTCGCCCTAAAAGGCATCGCCGTAGCAAACGCCCCCGGGGTAGTAGATGCGGGATTCACCGGCGAAATCGGCGTAATCCTAGAAAACCGCAGCAAAACACCGTATGTGGCGCATGAGGGTGACCGGATCGCGCAGCTAGTGCCGCTAGAGCTAGCGCCCCTGGAATTGCAGGCTGTGCCCCGCGAAAAATTCGACACCGATACGGTGCGCGGCGCAAACGGATTCGGATCAACAGGCAAATAAAAACATGCAAAAGAAATGCGCATCACACCCGTGCCGCGCATTTCTGAAAGGAAAAAAACAGGATGGCAGATGTAACCATTCACGGGAATATCGGAAGCGAACCAGAACTGAGGTTCACCGGCGGCGGCGACCCCGTACTGAATTTCTCACTAGCTGAGAACCACAACCGGAAAAACCAGCAAACCGGGCAATGGGAAACCACCGGTACCACCTGGCGCAAAGTCACCGTGTGGGCGCGCAACGGGCTAGACCCGCAACACCTGAGCGGCGTACTCAAGAAAGGCACCCCCGTGATCGTGGCGGGGCCGGAGCAGAACCGTGAGTATACGACCCGGGACGGGGCGCGCGGCTACTCCCTAGAGGTCACGGCCCGGCTGCTAGGGGTAATCCCCTACGCGCCGAAGAACAACGCGGCACAGGCCCCGCAGGCCCCGCATGGCGGGTACCAGCAGCAACAGCAGCGGCCGCCGCAGCAGGGGCCGGTGAACCAGAAGTTACCCGAGAACCAGGGCGGCGACCCGTGGGGGCAGCAGGCCGGGGGTAATTACGACTGGGGCGCATCAGTAGATGGCGAACCGCCGTTCTAAAAACAAATCATAGTGTGTGCCCCGGTTCACGCCGGGGCACACGCGAAACAAAAGAAAGAAAGCAATGGCGCAAAAACCCGGGCTAGTATTCACAATCCCGCTAGGTGATAAAAAATTTCTCACCAGCAACGAAGTAAACCGGGCCGGATACTGGGCGCGGGCAAAAAACACGCGGGCATGGCGAGACGAAACAGTAAAACAAATCCGTGAGGGAATCCCAAAATCACGCATAAACTATTTCGCCAAAATCGACATGATAATTCACAAACCCACGGCCCGCCGCTACGACCCAGGGAATTTGTACCCGGTGGCTAAGGCAATCGTGGACGGCATCGTACTATCCGGGCTGCTCGAAGATGATGATTACACGCACGTGGACGGGCCGCACCTGCACCACGGCGAACCGGATAAAGACAACCCCGGGGTGATGGTGATAATACGCCCGATCAGTAAGGACGAATCAATAGTGGACATATCAAAACTACTATCTCTAAAAGACAGTGCGGATAACGCCCTAATCGAATTAGAGAAATCAAAAGAAATACTGGATGAAGAAATATCGTATGCGCAAGAAAAATCGCAATGGGCATTCAGTGAACCGGTAATCGACGGAATAAATGAGGGCGTGGACGCCGCAAAAAATGCTCTCAAAAAAATAATCGAAACCGTGGAAGAAATCGACGCGGAAAACTACGCGCAAATCAAGGGGAAACAATGAAACCGGAAATATACAAATTCAACAGCGAACCCATTCGGGTTTTCATGATCGACGGTGAGCCGTGGTTTGTGCTGCGGGACATTTGCGAGCTGCTAGACCTCACCACCCCCGCCCGGGTAGCCGAACGCCTCAACCAGAAGGGGGTGAGTAAAACTCACACCCCCACCCGTGGCGGCTCGCAGCCGGTGACGATCATCAACGAACCGAACCTTTACCGCGTGGTACTCAGGTCTAACAGCCTGGCGGCCGCCCCGTTCGAGGCGTGGGTGACAGAGCAGGTGCTCCCGGCCATCCGCAAGACCGGAGCCTACGGGGCGCCCGCCCTACCGGGCAACTACCTTGAGGCGCTAGAGGCGCTAGTCGCCTCCGAAAAAGAAAAAATGGCGCTCACCGCTAAAGTCGAAGAGCAGGCACCGAAAGTAGGCGCATACGACGGCTTCCTGGGTGCTGACGGTGATTACAGCGTGGGTGAGGCCGCTAAGCTTCTATCCCGCGCCGGGGTACCTACGGGGCAGACGCGGCTCTTCGCTTACCTCGAAGAATGCGGGTGGGTTTTCAGGCGCTCCGGCCGCCGCCACCCGTACCAGCAGGCCATTGACCGGGGCCTGCTAGCAACCCGTGCCACACACTACACCGACATCACGGGTGAGCGGGTGAACGGCGCGCCGCAGATACGGGTGACCGCGCAAGGGATTGAGAAGCTGCGCGCAATGATGCAGAAGCCAGTGCTGACGCTAGCCGCATAGAAAGAACCAAGGGAGATAACAATGAGCAATTTCACCGCCCTACTAGATGATTTAGAGAAAAACATCAGCACCATGCTAGACATGATCCCCGACACCGGGCACACCTTCGATGCGGGCAATTACCGGCCGTCAAAGGCTGCCCTGCAGCACGACTCAAAATGCATCATCCTAGCCCTTGAGGCTGCCTACACTAGGGCCTCTGAGGGGGTGGCGGCGAATGACTAGCCACAGCACGCGGGTTGTACCCATTGCGCAAGAGGGCTGGGTGTGGAAATGTAGCGTGTGCCACTGGGACGAGGGGTGCCGCTACACGCTCCCGCTCTATGAGACGTGGGAGAAAGCGCGTGAGCACGGGCTGACGCATGAGTACACGCGCAACGCGGGGGTGCGCCGATGATTGAGGTTGTCGCTAGTGGCCCTACCCGCGTAGTGGAATCCTACCTGAACCGGGAGGGGCTGACGCTCATATGCCCCCGCTGCCAGTCAGAGCAGTATCTTTGGCGTGTGAGTGAGGGTACGGCTAGGGCGGCTCTGGATTATCATTTGCGGGTGTGTACGCCGGTGTGGGAGCTACCCAGGGTTGGTGATGGAGTTCACTCCGTTTCGGCTTGCACGTAAACTATACGGGGCGTATAGTATTAGTTGTAGGGCAAACAGCCCACCGAACCGGAACCACCGGGGGAAACAACAACAACTAAGGAGCCGTAAAATGGCACGCACCTATTCAACCCGCAGCGAAGCAATCACCCGCGAAATCGTAGAGCCAATCGAAGCAGGCGACGTACAAGACGCCTACACCGCATACAATATCGACGCAATCGCCGATAAGGTACTCTGCGACTACGAAGACGGGTACATGCTCAAAGTCGAAGAACCCGACTTCTGGCGCATCGTAGAAGAAAACGCGATCTAGCCACTAAATAAAAAGAACCCCCGGCTGGGCTAAAAACCCGGCCGGGGGACACAAAAGGAAACACCAAATAAACCCCACATAGGTGGACAACACAATGAAATTACAAAATCCTCAGCTCAAAGGCGGGCACTACGCCCCCATCCACGGCATTAGCCCGGACATGATCGTAACCCCCCTGCCGTTCTGGCTCGGGTCGGCCCTCAAATATGTGTGGCGCGCACCCCGTAAGAACGGCGGCGAAGACTTCCTGAAAGCCGCCGACTGCCTACGCCGGTACGCTAACCAGCTAGTCAATGGTGCACCCCAGGAACTCCCATACTGGGGCGCAGTTTCTAAATCGGAAACTCTACAGGAAAAACTAAGCAACCATTCAAGCGTTCACGCATTAGCGGTGAACTCAGTCCTATCAATAGTCCTGTGGGGAAGCAGTAAAAGCTTCATCCATGAATTGCACGAGAAGGAAGAAGGTAGCAAAGAAAAAGCTTTCATCGCAGGCGCTAGCTACGTTCTCCACCTCCATAGTCGAGCGGAAATGCTGGAATGCTGGGCGCAAAAAATAGGTGATGAAGACCAAAAAACCATCTGGGAGCTGGTGAATCAGAAATGAGGAAGCCACAGAACGGGGGTAGGTGCATAGGCTGCGGGTGCCCTCACGGCCAATACCAGGCCGGGTGCCTCAACTGCAGCAAACGCAAAAGCGCCGCGAAATACTCCCGTGAAAGGTACCTGCGGAAAAAGAAAAGCGTGCGCGCTAAGACCGGGCCTAAGCCTAAAAAGGTGGCCTTGACGGGCGAGCAGGCGGCCGAAGCCTACGGGCTGAACTATTTCATTGCGCGCCGCCGTGAGCGGCTAGGACAGGCGGTGAACGCATGACACGGAAACTATTTACGCCGCAGCGGCGGAGCATCATCCCCTACCCCGGGTCGCTCACACCGCAGCTCAGCATGTGGCCGAGAGTAAACGAGCGTCTACCGGACACGCTGCACATGCCGCAATTCCATTACGCGACGCGGCGGGGCCTGGTCGTCTCGTGCCTGCACTGCAGGCGGCTGGTCGTGGTG